TTATGATCGGGAACCGCAACATCGTGGACGACCCGTCCGTACCAACCGCATGTACCAATGGACGTGACGAGATGTATGGACGTGAGTTTGTGAAGCAACTCAACGACGCCGAGCTTAGGTTCTTGGTGTTGCACGAGGTGTACCACAAACTGTTCCGGCACCTGACAACGTGGCATCACTTGTACAAACAGAACGCACAACTCGCGAACATGGCATGTGACTTCGTCATCAACCTAAAGATCGTGGACGACAACGCGAAGGACAAGTTTGCCACGATGACCGGTGTTCTCGAAGGCGGGTGCTATGACCGCAAGTATGTCGGCATGGATACCGCACAGGTGTACATCTTGCTGCGTGATGACCAATATGGCAACGATGGTGGTCAAGGTAGTGAGCCACTACCCGGTGGTGGTCAGCCGTTCGACGAACATGATTGGGATGGCGCGGAAGAGATGACCGCCGATGAACAACGTGAACTCGCACGGGAGATCGACGAGGCAGTACGCCAAGGTGCGTTGGTTGCAGGTAAGATGGGCAGCGGTGGTGATCGTGACCTAGCCGAACTGCTACAGCCACAGGTCAACTGGCGCGAGGTGTTGCGTGAGTTTGTGCAGACTACATGCACAGGCAGTGACTACTCTACCTATCGCCGACCCAACCGCAGGTACTTGTCCAGCGGCATGTATATGCCTAGCGGTATCAGTGAGCAAGTCGGGGAACTGGTGGTTGCGATCGACACGTCTGGGTCAATCAGACAGCGGGAACTCTCTGCGTTTCTGACCGAGGTCAAAGAGATATGTGACGCGGTACACCCCGAGGCTGTACGCCTGATGTATTGGGACACCCGTGTATGTCGTGACGAGAAGTATGACATGCACGAACTCGATACGCTTGTGCAGTCTACCAAACCGGCAGGGGGTGGCGGCACCGATGTTACCTGTGTCACCGATTACATCCGGGACAACAACATAAACGCGCAAGCTGCAATCGTGCTGACCGATGGCTATCTGTTTGGTGGCTGGGGTCAGTGGACAATGCCTGTGCTGTGGTGTGTCATGGATAGCGGCAGAACCGCAGACGTAGGTAAAACTGTACACATAAAGTCGAGGGATATGTGAGATGGGAAAACACGCGACCAATCGTAGGGGGGAACGCGAGAACGGACGCTTGTTCCGGTCTAGCAGGCGGCGCGATGCCTACTTCCGTAAACTGAAAGAAGAGAAACTAAACAAGAGAGAGAAAAATAAAATGAGCAAGATGGGAAACTACGTTGTGGGTCTACAGGAGAAGCCCACATATATAAACTGCCCCGAGTGCGAGGGCGAAGGCCGATGCGAGTACGAACGCGCGGTGCCTATGTCGAACTCAAACCCGTACGGGGATCTGGAAAATTACTGGGCCGACTGCGAAAACTGCAACGGCGCAGGTAGAATCGAAAGGGATGACGATGCTTGAATACTTAGAAAGCGAAAATGTTACTTGTGGCAAGATCATGCGACACGAGGCAAGTGGTGATGCTAGAGAGACTAGGGTTTGGACATACCGCAATGACCTTGGCGAAGAATTTCTAGCGGGTAGTAAATCGGAGTGCCGAAGAGTGGCTCTCAAAGATTTACGTCTGTGCCGTGTTGATCTGGTTGTGGAGTACACCGCCGTTGGAGGTATTCACAGGTTTGATTACTCTGACACTTTCCAGGAGCAAAACATAAATGATCTTGCGGATAGACTAAAAAGAGCGCGAGGCCGCGAAGCATGGTTCGAGAAACTACATAAGGCAGCTCGCAAAGAAAATATGGAGTTGAAAGCCAAACTAATGACAATCTCAAGATTTGCAGGGGGTAGCGATGACTGAAGAAGAAGTACAGAAGAAGATCGAGATCGCTGGCGCGGTCGGTGCTATCTTTGGCTTTGCCAGTGGCGTTGGCATGATGCTGCTGGTCGCTATAATCTTTTGAAGGAGTATCGTGTGGGTAGCCGTTGAAATCTAATGTGACGCATTTGGTAGCAACGCCGTCCAAAGTAAACAACCGCCATTCCCGTGGCGAGGTGGTTTATCTTGCAGATGGAAGCTACCCACCCAATTAACCTAAACGAAACTAATATAACAAGAAAGACTAAAAATGTTAACATATACAAATTATCGTTCTTTTGCAGAGGTAGTGGCTCACTACGATCGCATCACCCCACTGCGCGGCGCGCAGAACAAAGGCAAGGACATCCGCCCTATTGGTGATCGCCGCCGCAAGTACGAACGTATCGTGAAGATCAGCAGCAGCTGCTACGCCTTGTCCGATGGGTATCACTTTGGTGACAAATACTTCGGTAGATTTATTTATGGTGTGCAGTACTTCACGCCGACACTCGCAGACATGGAGAAGTATGCACCCATCGTGTGGCGCAAGAAGCGTGATGGTACCGAAGAAGTCACCCTGCGTAACGGCTGGGGTCCGGGTGCACACAACAGCAGGTACGACTTCATATACCGCCATTCGCCAATGTATATGTGGTTCCGCAGTCGAAACGGCAAACACTTCGTCGAGGCAGGCGACACGGACTATTATCTGGCCAAGTCAATAACGATGCCGAAACAGGTACAAGAAAAGTTAACCAATAACCAATTTTACAAGTGGGCTTCACCGCGTGACGACAACTCCGCAGTTAAGTTCATACGCACCGAAGGTGGGTGGCAACATGTCGAGGGTACAGGACGCAGCTTGCCAAAAGCGCCGACAGTCAACAAAGACCTCAAGGCCAAGTTCAAGGACGACATCAAGAAGTTCTTCGAATGGGGTATGACTATGTCACCGCTATTGCCGCTGGGGGACAGAGAGTACGCGGGAACACAAATGGCAGACCTGTACGCGCACTACGAACAGAAGCCGAATTGGCAGGGGCTACAACCTAGACCGCTTGTGGCTCGCAGTATCGTGCGTGACGAACAACACGATGCGCGGCTCGCGTTGTGGGTATTCTTCGCCAAGGACTGCACCGATGGGTGGAGTTGGAACGCGGAGTATCTAACCCAAACGGTAAAAACCAAGGAGGACTTAGCCAAAGTACGCTCACGCTACAACTCGTTCATCAATAAACAACTAGGCTTTATGCAGAAGTAAGGAGAACAACTATGCCTCAACTAGCACTCAAACTCGTAAAAGATATAATCGCACAGAAAGACGTCGTCACTGTGAATTTCGGCACTATGGACATGGCGCATGAACTCACGCTGAAGGTTCGCGGTATCGCAGTCGCGCCGAGAAGCACGGACTCCATGTGGGTGTACCGCCCCCAAGATACCTACGCCATGGGCTACATAGGCTACTTCCGAGTGCATGAGACAGGCGACCAAGAGCAGCGTTACGCGGTGTTCTCGCCCAACATACACAACGGCAAGTATAACTATGGTGAGAAACAGCACATGGCTAGTGCCCTGCATAGACCCAAGGGTGTTGCCAACGCAGCAAAACATCTACGTCCGTTGACTATCAAGCAAGTGCTGGAGTTTACGCAAGGGGAGTTTGTCAGCGCCCTGTTCGATGTAAAGTCCACAGCACGGAGCCAAGTGGCTAGGGCTACGCAGCAGATCGACTACAAACTGTTTCCCTTGGAACGCTTCCGCAAGTCGGACACAACCCCGTTGCAGGATGAACTCCAACGCATACTGAACTCGGACTATGTGTTTGTTGACAAGGAACTCGAAGCCCAACTCTGCGCGGCGTTCGCTGCGGCTGCGGAGCATGAAGAGAGCAAGAAGCTACATGACGCGAAGCATACATTCATCGAGGTTGTAGAGGCTCACGGCAGAAATACTTTCCGTGGGTATGCCGAAGTGAACGATGACCGAAGCCTTTCCCGCTTGGCGGATACGCAGGAGAACTTGTTCTACTTCACACAGGAAGAACTACCAGATCGCCTGATGGGTGCGATGTCTGTGCTGTCCATGGTGGAGGTAGGGATATACGTTTCCGGTGTTGGGTACCGAGCCGCTAACAATATGTTCTATGTGAGGTGCGAGTAAAACAACGTGAAAGCTCCAAACATAGTAACATACCGCGTAACGATACATCCTACTACGGGAGGTGTAGATATAATGTGTTTCGACATAGGATGTATTGACACGTCAGTTTTGGGCCATTACGTTAGCATAAACGAGACCCCCCAATGGGTCCAAGAGCGTATCGCAGTTTTAATGATGACAGACCCTACTCCACCGACTGAAGAGGTTGGCGAGGTAGGGCGTAGGATAGATCGCTCAACCTATTGGGTCTACCATGACTAGGTAGTGAGTCACTACCATGGGGGGCGGTTCGCTGCCCCTCACGAACCAACCGAAGCCAGTTATCCCGTGCGGCCCGTTTCAAAGGTTGCACCATAGCTATAAAAGGAGAACCCAATGGCCATGACACCAGAAGCTAAAGTTAAAAAGATCGTCGTGAAGTACCTAAAGGAATTGGGTGCCTACTACTTCTACCCTGTCACGGGGGGTTTCGGACGGAGCGGCGTACCTGACATCGTCGCATGCTACAAAGGATTGTTCTTCGGCATCGAGTGCAAGGCAGGGAAAGGTAAGACCACCGCACTACAGCAGAAGAACTTAGAGGATATCAAGGCTGCAGGAGGCTTTGATTGGGTCGTGAATGAAGAGAACATGCACGACACGAAAGAGACGCTCACAACATGGGCGAACATAAACCAACCTAAATCATAAGGAATGATTAACATGAATGCACTTAATACACAGGACGTATACATCACAACTCGCCTAGACACAGATACCTCTTTTGGGGTGCGTGTCGATAACGGCGAACAAGTGTTCATCAACTCAAAGCTCGTACGAGATCACGGTTTTGGTGAAGGGGAAACACGAAAATTAATCTTGACCTATAATTCGGGCGGGAGGGGGGACACACCTTGGCAAGCCATTGGCATATCAATCAATGATACTCCCCCTGTGGAGCCGACACCCCGTGTAGAGGTCGCCAAGTTGGAAGACCGTATCATGGCCTATTTCGATATAGCGGCCAACGAGCATGCTATCACCGCTCCAACACTGGCCGAAGAGCTGAAAGTCGAAGACCTACAGATGCAGATGGCACTGACTCGTATGCACAACGCTGGGGAGATGGCTAAGGCGCAGGTCCACTGCAAAGGAAACCAAGACAAAGCCTCATGGGTTCTGTGGGCACCGTCAGCAGAGTGGTTTGCGTGGTAATGGGGGACAAGAAATTAACCCCCGCGTTGGAAGCTGAATACAGGTTCCTCAAGCAGCAGGTGGATTTCTGGATGGAGGCGCAACTCAAGACGGATGCGTCTCCGTCAGCCGCACAGCGTTATTTCTACGCCAAGGGCGACCTGACCAAGTTTGTCAGTAACCGCCGTAAGGAAGGATATAAGATATGACCCCGAAAGAAGAACGTGTGTGGAAGTACACACTCGCCAACCGCGATGCAAGTCCGCATCAAATAGCCAAGGCAACCCGGGCGAGCGTCAAATACGTCGATCAATTGCTTGCCCGTATATCGTCGGAGAACTGGAAAGAAGAACTGCCCGACAAGTTTGTGAAAGCTGATGACAACAAGTCTCGGTATGATCTGCTACCCCCTGAGATGCTCGAAGAAACTGCACAGGTTCTTACGTTCGGTGCGCAGAAGTACAGCGCGCACAACTGGGCCGAAGGTGCGTCTTGGAGTAGGTATTTCAGTGCCATGATGCGTCACATGTGGGCGTGGTGGCGTGGTGAGGACAACGACCCTGAGACGGGTTACTCACATCTTGCGCATGCTGCATGCTGTCTCGGCTTTCTGATGGCCTATCAGCGGCGCGGCCTTGGTACGGATGATCGGGTATGACTGAACTCGAACGTCACCTAGAGGAGATGGGCGTCATGCCTGTCTCCAAACCCAAAGAGAAGCCGGAGCCTGTAGTGTACGACTACTCTTTTAAAGACCCACGGGATGAAAACGGAGAGGTACCTTTCTGATGCCGGGATTGAGAAGAACTAAAGATACCCTGCGAATTATACAACTAAAGAGTGAGGGCATGAGCAACGTCGATATAGTGCGGCTCACGTTCAAGACTAAATCACAGGTTGCATCTGTCATACGCCGGGCAAGGCAAGATGGTTTATTACCCCCCGCCGTTGCGGAGGTTAAGTACGTGAGGGATTTACACCGTGTATATGGTGTAAGGACTGGAACTATAGGTTCAACGCTGGAGAAAACAACTACTTCCGAGGTTTGGAGGTTCGCCGCCGAGCAGGTGCAGGACGGTGGATACGAAACTGTATCCGAATACCTAGTCGATCTGCTGACCGATGCGTACTTTAAAAAGAAGGAACCTGAGTGATGGATGTATATACACTCGACTTCGAGACTTACTACGATCAAGATTATTCGTTGTCCAAGTTGACGACAGAGGATTATGTGCGCGACTCACGTTTCGAAGTAATCGGCCTTGCGATCAAGAAGAACGACAAGACGACGAAGTATCTTAACGACCCGGATATGATCGAGCGTTTGTTGTCACACATAGACTTCTCTGACGCTGCTATACTTGCGCAGAACACGATGTTTGACGGTGCCATCCTGAGTTGGCGCTACGGCGTGAAGCCGAAGGTGTGGTTCGACACTATGAATATGGGTAGAGCTTTGCATGGGGTAGAGACAGGTGCATCCTTGCGAGCCT